TATTATTTTTCTTCTGTATTTCTTTATCAGAATAGTTTTTAGCTATAAGGTCTTTTAATCTTTCAAACATAATTAAAATATAGTGTATTACTTATAATAATACAAGGATAAGATCTACCCGTTTTCTTGTTCTTTTGGCTGAGGTTTATTAGCCATAGTTCTAGCAACTGACTCCGCAGAGCGTCCCACAACGTAACCTCCCAGACCAATTTGTAAAAGTGTCCATACATCTCCTGGAAGAGTTATAGTTATAACAGCTTTAAAAAAGAATAAAATTACTGGTCCTAATACATAGTTCCATACTAATATAAATATTAATACGTACATTAATAATGGTCTCCAACTAGATGCAAACCATCCAGCTTTTGCTTCAGCTTCAATAATTTTAGCAGCTGCTGTTAATTCTTGTGTATGAGATTGCATCAACTGCGTTTGCAATTGTGCTTTTAGTTTTTCTTGTAAATCTTTATCTGGTACTGATTTCTCGATAGTTGAAAAAAGTATTTTAGCTAATGGAGCAACAGCATTTAACACTGGCAACATTAGAATGTACCTTTAAAAGGAACTTTTTTTACTTGAACAGGATATTGACCAAGAAATCCACCTTCTGACATACCTAATGTATCTTGAATCATTTTTGTATCTGGATCTACTATATTTGGTTCAAACATTGTTTTACCACTTGCAGTTCCATACATAGTTGCTGGAGTTATTGGTGGTTGACTTGGTTGATTATAAAAACCTTCTTTAAATTCATTACGACTTACGTAAGGATCTATACCTTGAGGGTTTGGGCCACGCTTTGGTGGTGGCCCTGATCTTTTGCCAGAATTCTTTTTTTTATTTTTTTCCATTTTTATTTTTACCTTTTAATCTTCCCATTAAAACATCTGCGTAAGTAGTTTTTCCATCTTCATTTAAATCTGGGAAACCACCTTCACTATAATTCATCATTCCGCCACCCATTTTTGATTCAACATCTGTTTCATTAATAACTGTATCATAATATCCAAGACCTGTTCCTGCTGTTCCTATTGCAGCACCTTTAGTACCTTCACCAACTGGTTTACCTTTGATTGTAGGTTTTACTGTTAACATCTCTACTGTTTTTCCAGACATAGCTCTTTTTGTTGGAGGAGTTTCACTCATGCTTAATTTCATAGCACGTTTTGAAAATTCCGATGATGGTTTCTTTCCAACTGCTTTTGCAATTCCCATTGCAATAAATTTTCCGATGTTTGCTTTTACTGGATAAAGTTTTGCATATTGACTTTCTAAACCTATTTTTTTAGACATGTTATTTTCCTTTTGTAATTCTGTTTCTATCTTGCATCAACTTTTGTTGTGCAAGAGCTAATTTTTGAGCATCTGATTTTTCTTGTTGCTCTAGCTTCATCTTATCAACATCAATTTTCTCTTCAAATTGAGAATCTTGATTCTGAATTTTGATAGCCGCTTCTTGAGCTTTTCTTTGCATATCTAATGCTCTTAAATCTAGCTCTCTCTGTTTTAACATAACTAGAGGGTCTTGTTTAGCCCCATCCATCTCGGTCTCAGCCTGTGCTAATTCATTAGTTAATTGTGCAATACGATTAGCAACCTCATTATTAAACATAACTTGATATTGTTCTGGGTTTTGTTGAGCAAATTGTTGCATTTCTTGGTTTTGGCTTATTTGTTGAGCCACTTCTATGTTTGCTTTAAATGATACATGTTCAGAAATATGTCCTTGTAATAAGGCATACACTTGTGGGTTAATTTGAACCATTCTAGTTTTTAAAAATGCTGCATGTGCTGCTATATGAGCATCATGAGATTGTTCTGGAAATGCTTTTGGTATAACCATTTGTAATCCTTCCATATTCTCAATAGCTGGATCTTTAGGTTGAGGTGTAACTTCTGGATTTAACAATTGATCAATTTGTTTTGTACCTAATGACTCATAAACTCTTTTATAAACTTCATACATATTATGCAATTGAGGATTAGATTGAGCTATTTGTAATTGTGTTTGTGCTAAAGTAATTCTTTGTGACATTGAAAAGATAGTTGGATCTGCAACTGGTAAAATATCTACCTTGTCATCAAAATCCATTACCTTAATAACTCTATCTGCATTGTAAACAGAGTAAGGATATTCCGGTGGCAAGTATTCAGCGATAACTTTAGCTAATAATTTAAACTCAATACGCATTGCATAGTACAATCTCTTGTGAATAGCTGACATTACTCTGCTTCCACGCTCAAGAAGAGCTATAGTTGTACCAACCGCAGCTTGTTGATTAGCATCTCCTACTTGCATATCTGCAGTTGAAGCAAATCTTTGACCTGATTGCACACAATAATCCATTAATTGATACAAAGTTGCACTTGGTTCTTTGAATGGAAGTAATTGAAATTGATCTTTTATGTTTCCACCAGGGGCATCTACATCTCTAAACTCACCAGGTTGTATTGGTTGATCGTCATCTCGCACACGCATGCCTCTTGATTTAAATCCAGCAGGTAAATTTGACAAAGTACCAGCATCTAATAGCTGTCTAAGAGCTAAAGTTGCTGTTCGAGACAGGCCACCGATCATATGGATCAGTCCAAAACCATAAAAACCTAGTCCAGGTAAGAATTTAAAATGTGAAAAATATTCTTTTTTAACAAATTTAGGATCATCTTCCTTATAATTTCTATAAATTGATAAAATTTCTTTAGAATCTTCTTCAATTGTTACGATGTAAGGAATTTTTATATTGATTTGATCTTCTTTGTTGTCAGTCATGTACTCCGACAAGTCTAAATCAATATGCATTTCTAAAATTGTGTATAAAGTTCCTCCATCTGAAGGGTTAACACCCTCTATTTTGTCATATTTGTCTTGAATTTTATCTTTGTTTGTTTCTACTGGTTCTTTTAGCTCTATCTTTCTATAAAAACCACTCGCCATTTTTTTATTTAAATCATTTTCTGATTGTTTAATAACATGTGTAATTCTTGCAGCATCTTTTAGATCAGTTGCATAGTAAGGAACTACTAAATCTTCAGCAGGAATAAATTTTGATACTGCTCTTTCTAAAATTGCATCATAATAAACTTTTTTAAATGCAGATCCTGCAAGTGGAAGATAAAATAACATTTGATCAAACTCTGGAGTGTATTCTTCCATCTTCTCCATAATCATATAATTCATAAAATCTTTTACTCTTTGAGCTTGTTGAGATATTTCATCTGTTTCTAATCCAACAACTTGAGTTCTAACTGGTCCTTCGGGTGGTAATAATTCTTTGTATGCTTGTGCTTGGAATTGTGTAACAGCTTCAGCTAATAATGGATGAGTGACACCGGCTGCACCTTTAAATGGTCTATTTTGTTCTGTGTATTTAAATCCTAGTAAATCTAAACCTTTAATGTAAGCATCTTCCCAATCTTGTCTAGACTCTCTGTCTTTTTCGTAATCAAAAATTAAATCGTTTGCTATTTGAGAAAGTATTCTGTCATCCATATCTTCCGCAAGATTGGCATAGAAATCTTGTTGAGACTCTTCCTGCATTGCTTCTTCAGTATCACCAGGAAGAGTTACAATTTTTTCTTCTTCGACAGTTACTTCATCAGTAACGGGATTATTTTTATCAATAGCCATTTAAAAAAGTTTAGTTGGTCTTGTTCTTCCTAATAATAATGCAAAATAGACTATAAATCTACTTTGCTACTGTCTTTTCTTTTAACTCTGTTGTTGTTTGATCTTTCCATATCTGGCCATTTACATTGTATTGTAATTTTACCTGTATCTGCCCAAATAACTATATCATGACCATAAGGCTTGGTATGAATCCAATGTTGCCTATAAGAAGGCAAACTAATTATGGTGTCTTCTTCTCTAGACATATTTTATTTTCACCTTTATCCAGTTCTTCAAAGCCATAATACTTTAAAGAATCTGCTATTAGTTTCATATTAAATTTTTGATAATCATCAAAAACAAATCTTGTATTTATAATGCTTCGTTCTGCAAAAAATATAGCTTCGTTTAAAACATCTTTAGTCATGTGAGGACCATCGAAGTGTACAAGTATAAATGGACCATATTCTGGATAACGTCTTATAAATTCTTTATCTGTCATATGAAACAATTTAAATTCTTTGTAATCAGATAAATCTTTTTCTAACTGCAATCTCATTTCATTAGTATAATCTGCAGTGTAAGACGGAGAGTAGTCATAGTGTTGATATTCTAAATTGCCATAAGGATCAATTCCAATATGTTTATAATTTTGTAAACGATTGGCTCTCATACCGTCCATTATAACTTTAGAACCAAGTCCTTCACGAACTCCTATTTCACAAGTTAAAACATTATCTGATTTTAACTTTATCATTCTTACCCAATTATCTAATAAGTTATAATCTTTGGAGTCTCCTCGTATCGTCACGGTAATATTATATGTTTAAATTTTTTTGATATATTTTCAAACCTGTTCTGTACCTCATTTTGAGTTGTAGTACAAGAACAAAGTAATAGAAATAAAGATATCTTAAATAATCGGCTTGAATATATTAGTTTCATCAACAAATCCACCTATACTATAAT